CATCTCAACTCCCTATGTCCGTGCGGATCAGTCTCCAGTCTACGGACTGGACTTCCGTATTGATATTCTCCCACTGCTTGCGGATCTGCACTGGGTCAGTAATTTGCGCCCACTCCCGAACAGCGCTGTTAAGCTCTGCCGTGTTGATCTGCACCAGAGTCGCCCGGACAACTTCGTTCATCGGGATCATGTAATCCACTTGCGGAGCCAACATCTCATACCCCACCGCGAGTGACTGGAATGACACTGGCCACTCAACTTGGGTACTTGCTGTCTCAGATGCAGTCGTGCTTTCGATGATACTGCCCGGGTAGATCGGAGTCACCGAGAGGGTTTCAACTGCCCCCACACTGCCTATGACATCCACAAGTGCATCAAACTTGGATCTTGCCGAGTCAAACACCACAGCCGACTGTGGCATGGTAGAGAACGTCAGTTCTGCAATGTTTCTCGTGCTTTCCGTGATCTTGGAAGCCTCGTCCACCATCCGTGGTATCAGAAGGACGATTTCGTTTGTCTGCGAGGCCCCTGCGGTGTCAGAGAAGCGTCCTGACCCGTCGATCAGGTTGTATATCGTATCCCCGCCGTAAGACGACCCATAGGCCCCTAGCGAGCTGTAGCCACCATCCGCAAACGCCCCGGAGGAGATGCCCCCACGGGTATCCCGATAACTTCTGAATCTAGCGCTCTCAAAGACATCGACAGGGATATCAATGGTGCGAAACGCCATCTCCGACACAGAAGCCACGTCAAAAAACGCACTCGTAGTCTGTGCGTTGCCAACCATCTGATCCAGTCCTGACGCGCCGTCAGCAAATGCAAACTGCTGGTCTGCAAACCCGAACACGCTATGTCGTAAATCTGCCTCTTCACGGATCTGGTAGCTGACGTCAATATTGGATGTCGATAGGTCACTGGAAATCACCGTCTCATATGAGCCGAAAGCACTGAACCCTCCGAAGGAGAAAGCTCCCTCAGAAAAGCCACCCCCCATGTCCCGTAGGACACGGAAGCCAGCAGATTCAGCTACTTGGGCGTCATACGTCGGCATACTTATGCAGCATCAAGCGAGAATTGATACACGCACCGGATAATATCGCCCGAGACCACGGCTCGATCGCCCGGAGACTGGAAGTCCGCAGCCGAAAACAAGACCCCGGAAGTTCCGCCCTTGACATTGTTGCTGATAAGGAACGCACCACCCACAGTCACGCCGCTACTGATGGAGAACTGTGCCGGGGACGCCGCGTTGGTAATGACCGACGGATCTGCCGTTGTGGGTGTGGCGAAAGTCGCCTGAGGGCGCGTAGCTTCCGAGTAGGCTGTCACTTCTGTCCAGCCCGGATGTGACGCTGCCGTGTCACCCGCAACAGGGTTGTTGGTAGCCGCCGCTCCGTACAGACCGATATACCACGCTGCCGTGTAGGTTGAGCCAAGGAAGTACTTGGCGTTCATGTCTTGCAAGCCTTGGTTGACGACGAGGTTGTTTGACTGGGCTTCCCACTTCAGGTTGCCGTCTTGGTCAAAACATTGCAGGGTGTAGACACCACCGCCTCTGACTTTTTCACCAGAGCCACCACCCAGAACTGCCGATGCGCCCATGGTGTCCAGCGAACGTGCGTTTTCGTTAGACATTACAAACTCCTTAGTTCAAGCGCAATAGCGCTGTTGTACTGGTAGCAGGTGGAAACTGTACCGTGAGAGTAACTGCTGACGTCTTGTCAGCACCAAAATCAAGAACACAGACCGCAGGGCCTGCGTCCAGATAAATCAAAGCACCCCGTGCCGTCATCACACCCGTCCACGAGACGTTCTCAAAGTTGATCCAGCCTCCGCCAAATACTGGCGTGAGTAACTGACCCCCTGCCGTATAGCCTGCGGCTACAATCTCGCCGTCGGGCGTGTAAACGCCAGTGCTGGCATCCAGACTGGCTCCAGCATCATACAGAGCAATCCGGAAGTCTCCTCCCTGAATATCAGCCAGCCCTGCCATCAAAGCATTGCGAAACGCATTGCAGAGGTAGTTTCCGGTCATTTGACAGGGTACCTCACTTGCGGGGTTCGGTACATATCCTGACGCTGCTTCCCGTCGCCAAGCATCTTCAGAAGCGTCATGGCCTCGTTGTACTTCTGCTCGTAGTTTTTCACCACGTCGTCCTCCATCCGCTGGAACATTGCAGCTTCGCGCATCGCACCATAAAACAGTACGGAATCGAAGTTATCTCCCAGCCAAGTCGTGCCTGCTGTAACAATGGACTCTGGGTAGAAGAAGTAGTGCAGCTCCACGTCATAAGCGATGTCTGGAGTTGGAGCCAGTAAGAGAGATATTTCATCGGTCAGCTCCGCAGGCTCTGTCGCCGTAGTGGTTGGCCCAAAGATCGCATAGTATCGCGGCTCTCCCATATCCCCCGCACTGGGGTAGGCCTCTCGCAGGAAGTTGACGTCCTTGTTCAGCAAGTATCGGTACTCGTCCTGCGGGGTGATGACCGCCACAGAATATACCGACAGAAAATCTGGCGGGGTCGGGAGGTATTTCTTGCCAGCCAAAATCGTACCGATCACGTTCTTGCGAAGATACTGAAGCTGCACAGCGTTGTATACGCGCTCCTCAGCAGATCTAATGAACCCGTCGATATTGTCCAGAAACGACTGCTCATCGGTCTCTGAAAAGTCCATTATTTTCTGTCGGAGCGCAGTGTAATTCATGCCATCGGACCTCTAGCCAGCAAGCCCTTCGTGGCTGCGCCCGTACCGCGAACCTTGATGCCGGACTTCTTGACGTCGTTCGCCCCGGGGTCACCGACGCTCACCCGCATGGCGGGCATGCCGGGCTTGACCTTGTTGGCAGCTACCGTGTTAGGATCTTTTACTTTCATGCTTTACCTCCACAGGCCATAGCCTTGGCTTTGTTGCGCCCGTGCTGCGCGCGTGACTGGGTGGTGACCCCGCCTTTTGCCATCTTCTTGGCGCCCTTGTGCATCTTGGCTTCGTGGGCCTTGACTGCTGTTGTGGCAACCTTCTTCATTTCGCCTTTCATGTCCACTCCTAGAGAGTCTGTACTGTCACGGCTCCGAGCGAGAGCCCTAAGTGTAAATCGTTTGGCGTCAAACTGCTATCCCAACCACCTCCAACCGGCGCCCAACCCCACTGGTATATCCTCGAGCCCATTGTTTCGTTGCCTGCGTACACCGTCGACGTATCAGGTCTTGGGTTCCGTATCGCTTGCGGATCATCAACCGGGAATGTCCCAACCAGCAGTTGCGGGTGGTCTTTGTCCCAGCACGTCGGGCACGCTTTGATGTTCGTCTCTTTGCGCTTGACCACGACGGAGCGTAGTTGCTGCAATTTGTACCGGAACCCGCACACGTCACAGTAGCCCGCGGCTTTCCGACCGGAGGCGTATCGGGAACTCATGTCAGTAACTCACTCGCGGTACGAAGCGAACCGGACTCTTCTCGCGGTCCTCGTCACTGGCCAACTGGAACTGCTGCTCATAGTCCAGCTTGAGCTCCATACGCTTTTGCGGGTCCACGGGTATCTTCATGGACAGGTAGTACGCAAGTCCTGCGATCATGGCGTTCAGAAACCTGAACGGGACATCCATCGTTTTAGTACCACCGGGGCCCGTATCCTGCATCCTGCGCAGCCGCCAGTAGACCAGCGTGTACGTGTCGTTATCTGGCACAGGCCATACAACCACCTTCGGATTGTCTGCGAGTCGTAGCACAACCAGTTGAACCGGACGCCCTTGGGACGCCTTGTTCGGTATCGAAGAGTATGTCGAGTTCGAGATCCGGCTGATCGAGATGTCTGACTGGTTAAAACTCACCCCGGTGCGCACCACATGGTCTGCCAGATCCACGGTATCTGCAGGTAGGTCATAGGTCGATTGCCCCTTGCTCAGAAGCAAGGCACCTTCCTCCAGCGTCCAGAGGTTGTACCCACGATTCGCCCACTCCACCAGTAGCAGATTCAGGCTGCGTCGCGCGGTCTTGAGTTCATAACCTGCACGCAGTTCCATGCCACAACGCTCGAAACTCTCCTCCGCTATTTCTGCGAAGTCGAGATTGAAGCTGGCAGTGCCGCTGGTTGTCATACAAACCGACCCTTAGTCTTGCCACGGATCGCGCAGCCGTCACCACGAACCCGACCCCCGGTCTTCATCTTGGAGACCTCGCGAGCAAACGAGTCCACCCGGTCCTTCATATCCCGAGCGAACTTAGGCTTGGCCTTAGGCTCAGCTTTTGGCTCCGACTTGGGCTTGGTAGGTGGTTCATAGTCCTGATCCATCACCTTGCGGGGGACGGGTAAGGGCCGTGCGGGAACAGCCTTCGGAGGAGTTACCCTGCGTGCCTGTGCAGGCGGGCGCCTGACTTCTCGCCCCATAAAGTCCGCAGCCTGTTTGTCTGTCATTGCGGGGCGGTCCGCTGCCGCCGCGGCTTTCTTTCTTGTTTCATCGGAGATTCTGGAGTGGCGCCCTTCTCGCAGGCCACCCCCACTTGCCATCTTTTTCATGGTCCACCTCTGCTCTTGAATTGGTCGAAAATAGACATGATTGCCACCCCGATAAGGGCGAACAACCCTCTATCCATCCAGCTCACAACGCGGCTGTTGTCCGGAGACTGTCGTTCCAGATCCCGCAGGCGGTCTTCTATGTTGCCGATCGCCTTGAATGCCCGGTCTATTGACGTGGAGATGGCGGACTGCCTCTCCTCAATGATCGCGAGCTTGTTGATGGCACTGGTCAGGTCCCGTAGCGCGGACTTCATTTCCGCGACATCCGCATGGAGGGTATCAAGTCGGTTCGCCATCTTGTTGATTTCAACCTCGCTCATCCTTCTTTCCATCCCATCCCATTTTCCTTCTACTTCAGCACTTCCACCGCTTGAGGCTCGCGGCCTTGCGTGTCGGTTTTCCATTTACATCCTCCATCGGCCCCGGCATTCCACTCATGCGGGCACAAAAAGACTTTTTACGCCCCGCTTTACGGACAGAGACTTAGCCATAGAACACCACCGCGGTCGCACCACTCAGTGCGACGTAGACCGCACTTGAGAAGAGGATGCCTTCCCCCGGGAATGGGATGTGGAGAGTGCCCGCCGCTGCGGGCGCGGTGTATTGGAACCGGATAGTGCCGCCTGCCCCGTCATCACGGAGCGTGACAGTGCCTCCGGAAGCAAAAGAGATAGTCAAGCCTTTAACCCGAGTCCTGTCCGCATATGCAGAGCCCGAAACAGTGACCTGCACGGCTTTAACGTCGTATTGCATTGCCATGATCAACTCCTTTTAGTGGAGCGATTAGCTCAATGCAGCGCCGATAGCAGTAACCCAAGCAGCTCCGGTGCAGATGACAAGGCAGTACTCGTTGTTGCCTACGCCGTTATCACTGATGATGTAGATCGTGCCGGGAGGGGTGCTCGCTGCTGCGGGGAGGTTGGCTGTCGTGACGACAGGGGCGATGAAGCCATTGAGGGACCGGACTGGGCCGGAAAATGACGAGGTTGCCATGATGTTTTCCTTCGTAATGCAGTACTTCGCCACGTAGTCTCTGCATCGTCTGCTGGGTCAGTCTACATGGCTGGAGGTTCCCAGATACCTCTTTATACACCCGCTGAGTGAGAAAAGCAACCTGTTATAGGTAGAAGTTCTCGCCCGCCCCTGATAAAGCACAGGTTTGCTGTCACCTTCGGAGAGCGCTCTCTCGGTTGCTAAAGCCGAGCCGGGCGAGACACTTAAATTTACATCAGCGACTTTTGTTTGTCCATACCCACCGTTTCTTCCCGCAGTCATACATCCTGCGTGCTCCGATCGCATAGGTGATGTCTGCCTCCGTCCGAGGATCTGTCGCTGGGTCGAACTGAATGTCCTTGCCGTGCTCAGCAATCCGCTTGGGGAGTACCCGGCGCTGGTAATGCGGCTTTGGCAGTAGTCCCAGTCGGGGACTCCAGACCTGATAATCCTCAGGCAGCTCCTCCTCCAGCACGAACCCTAGCTGCTGGTACATCCCACCCCCAAAGTACCGGTTGTCCGAAAAGCTCTTGACCTTATCCGGGTTCTGATCCTTCACAAACGCCTTGAATAGCCTAGAGGCAGCCCCCGCCACAGTCAGCCTTGTAGCATACCGGCTTAGTGTCCATGACCTAGAAGCCGCAGCAGCGCCCCGATCATTGTTTCCCAGCGTGAAACGCATACAGGCAACCAGCTTGTCATTCCAGTAC